CAACAACGCTAGCCGACCAAAGCCATTGGTTGACGAAAAAGTCATGCTGGATCACATGGCAGCTATGGACAGCGTAACAACAACTGAGGACTTGGTTGCTACTTACAAGACCGCATTTAATGCTGCCAAAGCGGACACTAACTGGCAAAAACGTATCATTGCAAAAAAAGACGAAATGAAAGCGAGGGTTAAATGATTGACGATAACCAAGACGAGCGTGAATTTCTTAGGTTTTACGCTATGGCAGAGAATAAGTACAGGAAGAATCTAGCAAGCGCACCTGATTGCCGAGACCCAGATCACCCTGGTTGTGAAAACTGTGAAGACGAATGGAACGATTATGAATAACGAAGACGAAGAATTTGCAAGGTTAGAGAAGAAACAAGCCGATCAACTGTTGAAGTCGCTAGGCTTTCCTGACCACAGAAGCCCTAAAAAGAAAGAATGGGCTACTTTGAACAACGATGAAATCCAAGCTGTGGCTGATGAGGTGCAGTTTGGCTATCACGCTCACTACGACAAAGAGTTTGTAGATGCTATCCAAGAAGCTCTAAGGATCAAAAATGAAGCCTAAAACCTACAAAGTGCTGGAATTATGCTTTGAAACTGGTGTTAAGTACGGATTAGCCCGCGCTTACAAGCATACAGATAACCCATCATTGGCTGAGTTGGAAGATAACATTCTGTCGGCCATCGAGTATGAGCTGTGCGAATGGTTTGACTTTGAGGTTAGCAATGACTAAAGAAGAAATCATAGAGATGGCAATGCTTGAAGCAGAGTTTGTTTCTCATGGAAAGCCTAGTGAAGAAGAAAGCGAATTATTTGTTTGTACCGATAAAGATATTGTGCGCTTTGCCAAACTGGTAGCAGAAAAAGAACGTAAGGAATGTGCAAAATTATGTGAAGAATATTTTGAACGTGTAATGGCTAGTCGAATCCGAGCAAGGGGACAAGAATGACTGAACAACGAACTGAAGCGTGGTTTTTACAGCGGCTAGGCAAAGCAACTGGTTCACAGATCGGCAACATTATTGCCAAGACGAAAACAGGTTATTCTGCCAGCCGTGAGAACTACATGGCCCAATTGGTGGTTGAGAGACTCACAAACAAGCCTAGCGAGGGTTTTACCAACGCGGCGATGCAATGGGGTACAGAAACCGAGCCATTGGCTAGAGCGGCCTATGAGATGGCTAGAGATGTGATGGTGGAAGAGGTAGGGTTTGTTGAACACCCAATCGTCTATATGTCAGGTGCAAGTCCAGATGGCTTGGTGGGTGACTATGGATTGATTGAGATTAAATGCCCAAACACATCCACGCACATTGAAACGCTATTGACTCGAGCAATACCGAGCAAATATATGCCACAGATTCAATGGCAGTTGAGCTGTACTAACCGCAAATGGTGCGATTTTGTGAGTTTCGACCCACGAATGCCTGAAAATCTGCAACTTTACATACATAGGGTGGAATTTAACCCAGAGTATGTAGAGATGTTGATTAAGGAAGTTAGTGTATTTTTAGATGAAGTTGAGAAAAAAGTTAACATTTTAAGGAAATTTGATGTCAAAAACGATGTATGAAATCACAACGATCACCGGCAGCTATACAAACGCCAAGGGTGAAAAGAAGAATCGTTACCAGAAACTTGGGTCAATCATTGAAACTAAAAACGGCTTGATGATGAAACTGGACACGTTGCCAATTACTGAGGAGCATTGGAACGGCTGGGCTTATTTGAACGAGCCAAAGCCAAAAGAAACACATGATGACGTTCCTTTTTAATTGTGATATAGTCTAAGCACTACAAGAGTAGTGTTTTTTGCAAAGAAACTAAGGAATCAAATCATGGGTAAAATGGATTCAGAAAAATTTAAAACTGGTATGTCAGGTGAAAAAGTGCCATCAGGTGCTTTGAGTTCTGATACATCTGGCGAGCGTAAAATGTCTCTCAAAGGCGGCGTTGGCATGGGCAAAGCTGATGGTCTAGGCATGAGAGAAGCTAGCCACGCTGGCAAGATTGATGGTCGTTTGGGTGAAATGAAAGGTGGTTCTTCCGAGTCCACTTGTTATGATCACAAACGCTACGCACACGCTCAAGACAGTATGTAATAAACGAAACCCCTAAAAGACCACGAATCTAATAGGGGTTTCTAGCCAACACAAAGGAGGTTGTGATGGATAACGACAATTGTAATTCATGTCACTATTTTCAAGGTGGTGACAACCTTGGTCAATGTAGAAGATACCCTGTCTACCAAAATCGTCACAAAAACGAATGGTGTGGGGAATTTATGACCAAAAGCGAGCATTTTGCAAGCATGGTGGATGTTTTAACCAACCAGGTTACGACAGAAGAGCCAAAGCGCAGAGGAAGGCCAAGACACAATGTTTAAGCCACTAAGAGACAGGGTTGTAGTGCAGCCCCGCGTCCGCAATATTTCTGACATAATCTACGTTAACAATAAAGAGCCTTTTAATGAGGGCACTATTGTGGCTATCGGCCCATTGGTGGAAGATGTCCAGATTGGTGACTTCATTAAATACGGCAACGGCGATTATCTAAACTGGCCTACTCAAAAAGTAGACGGGCAAGATTATCAAATCATTCAAGAAGCAGATATCTGCGCTGTTGTAGAGGACTAATCATGTTTATGGATCAAGAAGACAAAGAGTTTCGCTTGCAAATTGCCCAATATGCAATTGATCAAGTGGGTGCTGAAGACACAGAATGGGTTGAGCTGGCTGACCTACTCATCGCATTTGTAGAAAATGACATCGTGTGGGAAGAGGAAGAAGAAGATGGCGAGTAAGCCCGGCTTGTATTCCAATATCCATGCTAAACAGGCTAGGATAGCCGAAGAGAAAGCAAAGGGCGAAAAGGTAGAGAAGATGCGCAAGCCAGGCACAAAGGGCGCACCGACTGCCAAAGCCTTTGTTCAAAGCGCCAAAACAGCGAAGAAATGAAAAAGCACGATAAACCAATTGAGCACAAAACCACAGGGAAGGGTAAAACCTACAACCCTGTGGACAAAGGCGCTGGCATGACCGCAAAAGGCAGAGCTGAGTACAACGCCAAGAACGGCAGCCATTTGAAAGCACCAGCACCAAACCCCAAGACCGAGAAGGACAAGGGGCGTAAGGCTAGTTTCTGTGCAAGGATGGAAGGCGTGGTAAAGAACGCCAAAGGGCCAGCAGAACGCGCCAAAGCATCATTAAAGAACTGGAATTGCTAATGCCACTCATCAAATCAACCAAGCCAGAAGCGTTCAAAAAGAACATTAAAGCCGAGATTGCCGCGGGTAAGCCTGTAAAGCAAGCTGTGGCCATCGCGTATTCAGAAAAGCGTGAAGCTGCCAAGAAAGACAAGAAGAAGAAATGACTAACCCTGTAGGACGTCCAACTCTATACGATCCATCTTATTGCGATAAGGTCGTGGAACTGGGCGCACTCGGCAAAAGCACAGAACAAATTGCTGGAATGCTAGGGTTTTCACTTAGAACTATTTACTTATGGCGTGATACTTACCCAGAATTTATGCAAGCCATGGAAGAAGCTAAAGCTAAAGAACTACATTGGTGGGAAGATCAAGCTCAAGCGTATATGTTAGAGCACAAAGATGGTGCAAAATTAAACGCAAGCATTTGGTCTAGATCAATGGCAGCTAGGTTTCCTAAGAAGTATCGAGACAATAGCAAACTAGAATTATCAGGCGAAAATGGCGCGCCTTTGTTGGCTGGCTTACAAGTAACATTTATAAAACCCGATGACACCGAACATTGAGTTTCCAATAAAGCTGCAATGTTTGTTCCAGCCTAATCGTTATAAAATATTGTGGGGTGGACGCGGCGGGGCGAAATCTTGGGGAATTTCTAGGGCGTTACTTGTTATTGCATCAAGCAAACCTATTAGGGTGTTGTGTGCTCGAGAATTTCAGACCAGTATCAAGGATTCTGTCCACAAGTTACTCAGCGACCAGATCGTCAACATGGGGCTGACAGAGTTCTATGAGATTACCGACCGACAGATTAGGGGTAAAAACGGGTCTGAGTTTAACTTTGTTGGTCTAAAGAACAATGTGGCCAACGTCAAGTCATATGAGGGTGTGGATATCTGTTGGGTAGAAGAAGCCCAATCAGTCTCCAAGCGGTCGTGGGATGTGCTGATACCGACCATTCGTAAAGAAAAGTCAGAGATTTGGATCAGTTTTAACCCAGAACTAGAAACTGACGAGACTTATCAGCGTTTTATCATACATACTCCGGCTAACGCCATCGTCCAAAAGATCAACTGGTCAGACAATCCTTGGTTTCCCGAGGTGCTAAAAGACGAAAAAGATGCACTAAAGAATCGTGATCCTAACGCATACCAGACAGTTTGGGAGGGTATGTGTAGACTTACTGTGGATGGAGCTGTATTTGCCCGTGAAATGCAGATGGCAGAGATGAACGGCCAGATCACCAATGTGCCCTACGATGCCACTAAACCCTGTTACACGATTTGGGACTTGGGCTGGGCTGATGCCACGGCTATCTGGATTATTCAGTTTGTGGGCATTGAAATACGGGTGCTGAGATACCTAGAAGACTCACAAAAGACCATCAGTCACTACCTAGCTGAGATACAGAAGTTCGGTTATGTCTACGATACCCACTATTTGCCCCATGACGCTGCCAGTCGCAACTTAGGCACAGGTAAGTCCATCGAGGAGATTGTCAGGGCTACAGGGATGAATGTAAGGGTATTGGATCGTGTACCTGTGGCTGACAGTATCAACGCTGCTAGGACAATATTCCCGCGGTGTTATTTTGATCGCCAAAATACAACAGATGGCTTACAATGTTTACGTCACTACAGATATGAGGTTGATCCTGACACCAAGCAGTTTTCTAGGACACCACTACACGACCAGTATTCTCATGGCGCTGATGCGTTCAGGATGCTAGGGTTGATGGTTCAAGAGCCTAGAAAGCCTGTCAAGAAGAAGGCAACCTACGATTATTCAGCTAACTGGATGGGATAAATATGTCAGAATACCAAGGCGATTATGATGAGCGCATTGACATGGCAAAGAAGTTTTTAAAACTTGCCAATGATGCTGACACAAACAACCGCTCAGAAGCTCTAGAAGACCTTAAATTCGCAGCTGGTGACCAATGGCCAGTTGAGATACAAAACAGCCGTAATCTTGAAGCTAGGCCTTGCCTGACCATCAATAAGCTAGATGCTTATGTTCGCCAGGTTACCAACCAGCAAAGACAGCAACGCCCACGCATCAAAGTCCACGGCATGAATAGCCAATCGGATGAGAAAGTAGCTGAGATTCTGACAGGCATTTGCCGTCACATTGAGGTTAACTCAGACGCTGACCACGCCTATGACAATGCTTTTAACTACGCTGTACGCTGTGGATTTGGCTATTGGAGGGTCACAACTGACTATGTAAGCGACAAGACGTTTGACCAAGACATCTTTATTGAGCAGATTCACAACCCTTTCACAGTCTATTTCGACCCTAATTCGGTGTTACCTGATGGATCAGACGCTGAAATGTGTCTAGTTACACAGATTGTCAGCAAGAAAGAGTTTGAAAAAATGTACCCAGATGCCGAGACTGGCGTGGGTTTTACACAGCGTGGGACTGGTGACAGCAATGCTGAGTGGGTCATGAAGGAAGATATCAGGATTGCAGAATTCTGGTACACAGAGCACAAAAAGGACACATTGTGTCTATTATCTGATGGCACTAAGGTTTTTAAGACGAAGTTACCCCCTAAAGAAGAACTCTTAATGAGCGGAGTATACATTGTTGACGAGCGCACCACATTACGCAAACAAGTAAAAATGATTAAATGTACGGCCATTGAGGTGCTCGAGGAGTACGACTGGCCTAGTAAGTACATCCCAATTGTGCCTGTCTACGGCGAAGAGTTTGTAGTTGACAATAAGCGCAAGAAGTACGGCATGGTTCGCCAAGCCAAAGACGCACAACGTATGTATAACTTCTGGAAGACAGCCATTACTGAGTCTGTTGCCCTAGCACCCAAGGCTAAATGGCTATTGGCTGAAGGTCAGGACGAGGGGCATGAGAACGAATGGGCACAGGCTAACATCAAGTCTATGCCGGTTCTAAGATACAAGCAAAAAGATATTGAGGGCGTTGCAGCACCTGTACCTACTCGGATACAACCTGAGTCTCCTCCCGCGGGCATCATGGCTGCTGCTGACGGCATCAATCAGGATATGCAAGCCATCCTAGGTATCTTTGATCCTAGCCAACAGCTGGCTGGTAATATGTCTGGGAAGGCGTTAAACGGCCAACAACAGCAAGTTGACCTGACCAACTTCCACTATTACGACAACCTAACCCGTTCTATCAAGCACACAGCCAAAATCATTCTTGATTTAGTGCCGACCATTTACGACAACGCACGGGTTATGCGGATCATTGGAGACGATGGTAAACCTGACTTGGTGGAGATTAACAAGCAAGCTCATGACGAACATGGCGTACAAAAGATACTAAATGACGTGACTGTGGGTGAGTACGATGTGGTGATGGACACAGGCCCTGGCTACAACAGCAAGCGCCAAGAAGCCGTGGATGCCATGATGCCATTGCTATCTAAAGACCCACAGCTCATGAACGTGGCCGGTGACCTAATTTTCAGGAACATGGACTTCCCAGGCGCTGATGTCATAGCTGATCGTTTGGCCGCGGCTAATCCAATGGCACAGATTGATGACAAATCACCTGTCCCACCACAGGTACAGATGCAGCTTAAGCAGTCTCAAGCGACTATCCAACAGCTACAACAGCAGTTGCAAAGTATGCAATTACAGCTCAAGAATCGTTCAGACATCGAGCAAATGCGTCAGGAAGCTGAGACCAAGCGCACCCTCATCAAAGAGACCAACAGGGCACATGACATCGAGTTGCGTGACCAAGAGCGCCACAGGGACATGGTATTGCGGACTGACACACAAGCGCACGATACTGTCATCAAGACGCAGACACAACTTGAAGTCGAACGTATTAAGGCTGATTTAGCTGTTTATTTGTCCCATCTAGACAGAATCAGCGAACGCGAGTCAAAGGCTGAAGCTATTGAGCGAGCAATTTGACGTTGTAACTATTTCGGGTTATATTACCCAAAACCTTACCTGTGGGGCACA